GTAGTCCTCGTTAAGACGGACTCAAATAACTGGTTCCGCATGAACCAGTCCTATACTTTCCAAGATCTAGGTACTACCGCAGGTACAGGTAGCGACTCACCTCCGGCCTCAAAAGTTGCCGTTTTCTTTCAGAACCGTCTTTGGATCTTGAAAGACGATCTCCTTTATTACAGTGACGCAGGACCTGCGGATTACGCAACTGCGTTTGATACGGTTAACCAAGCGTTCCGGGTTAATGTTGGAGATGAGCGGGCGATCCTCGGTACTCGAGACCTCGGGCTCCTCGTTATGGGTAAAGAATCGATCTGGGCTATTAACCCATCCGTGGTTCCTGCAGCAACAGATAAACCTGAGAAGATCCTTGATATTGGTGTGGCCTCAAGCCGCACCGTTTGTCAGGTTGGAGACGATTACATTTTCTTGTCTTTTGATGGAGTGCGATCTCTAAAGCGCACACTCCAAGATAAGCTACAGCTTGGAAGGACGGAGCCGATCAGCTGGCCTCTTAGGACGCAGTTCGATGAAATTAACTGGGCACAAATTGAGAAGTCATGTGGGGTACACTTCGATGGGAAATATTTTCTTGCGCTCCCCACGGGAGCGAGCACAACTAATAACGTGGTGTGGGTGTACTGGCCTAGTACCAATTCCTGGGGAATCATCCCCTCAAACTGGAACATCGCTTGCTGGGCCGTCTTTAAAGTCAACGGAGAAGAGCGCTTATATGCCGGACGTTCTACTGCGGATGGTCTCATCTACCGTGCTTGGTCTGGAACCACCGATAACGGAACAGTGATTGCTTATCTCGAGAGAACTCGCAATGAGGACTTCGGGGACCCGCTTTCCAAGAAGTCAGGCGGAGAAATCACCGTACTCGCAAAGGGAAGTGGTGATTATAATATCACGGTTAAAGCCAGCTTTGATGATTCAGGATTCAATACCCTAGGCACTATCAACGTCACTGGTAGCGGGATCACATTCCCGCTGACGTTCCCCGTGAAATTCGGTCTTAGCGGAATCATCCGGTCCAAGTTCCACACAGATGAGTACGGCTCCTGGCATACCATACAGCTTCAGTTCGAGTGCTCCAACACACCCAGCAACGAAAACGACATTGTTATTTATGAGCACCATATCACCGCCTACCTAGACGAATACGATCCGGAGGAAAGTTCAGATGAGTAAAGCATATGATTTAACACGAGGGAAGACACTTCCCGACACGTCTCAGAAGGCCGATTTCCATGACCTGCTTGACGACTCTAGTGTCACTGTAAGTGACTTGCGACAAGATGAGATCATAGCTGGAAGCGGACTCGTTGTCCGCTCTACAGGAGCGCCTTCAGACACGGATGCTCTGCACGTAGACACCGACGACGGGTATAGGTTAAAGGTTTATAACGGCAGTGCTTGGCTTGAAGTACCCACGATAGCAACTCCAGCACAGGGAAATATTAACTACCACAACGGTACGAACTGGGTCGCTCTCGCACCCGGAACGAGCGGTCAATTCCTAAAGACACTCGGAGCTGCTTCGAATCCTCTATGGGCTGATAATCCGGCTGCTGTAGCCTCTAAGGCCGAAATGGAAGCTGCTAGTTCCCTAACAGTTTTTTCAACTCCTGGCAGGGAACAGTATCACCCTGGGGTCGCTAAAGCTTGGCTCCATATGACTACATCTGGCGGTACGGTGACACTACAGGACAGTTACAACGTTAGCTCAATAACAGATAGGGGGGTGGGGCTGTACACTGCAGTCTGGACCACCGGTTTTGCTAGTGCCAACTATGCGTGGAGCGGGTCGTTGCGTCATTCTGGAAGTACGACCGCTGGCGGGCCAACAAGCACATCTGCTGAATCCGATCAAGTGGTAGGGTCTCTTCAATTTACGTCACAACTCTGGACCGGCGGAACGATTGTCGATCCCGCTAGACTATCTCTTATAGCATGGGGGGATCAATAATGAATAAAGTAGCTTATGAATTAAACGGAAACATCGAAGTGATGACAATAGCTCCACAGAGCAAGGTTGTTAAGTTCTTGCCCGAAGTCAAAGATATGACAGAGGTGGAGTATTTTGAGTTCATTAAAAACAGAGACCTCCCACCCTTTGCTGTAAACGTGACGACCGTAACGGATGCAGACTTGCCTCTGGACAGGAAAGACCGTGACTCTTGGGAAATTGCAGGAGGAAGGGTCCGAATCAACGAGCAAAAGAAAGCAGACAAAGACGAGGCTCGGGTGAATGCAGAAGCTAGTAAAGCCGCTCTACTCACTAAACTCAAAATCACCAAAGAAGAACTCAAGGCTCTGATAAGCTAAAGAACAATGTTATGGAATGCAAAAATTCTGAAGCTGCAACAAAGACCCAAAGTTTAACCGATGTGGGGCTCTATGTCCTCAATAAATAATATTGTTGATTTCATTCTTGAGCACGGTAACACGATCTACGTTAGGGAAGAACTCAGTAATTCTATTGAAGCCTTTTTAAAGAATAACACCTGTATAGTCCTTCAACGTGAAGGAGATGTCGTAGCTGTCTGTCTTTGGAACGTTATCGGAGAAACGGCGAGTGTTGAAGAGCTTGTGATCCACCCTGGTTACGGGGGCATAAAGACACTTAAAAAAATAGCATCCTTAGGATGCGTGAAATTTCCACAACTAAAACAAATCAAATTTATAAGAGAACGTAAATATGAAGGAAGAGCACCCAGAGTTGTCAGCCTTCAAAAATTCCTTGGGGGTAATTAATGGGTTCTAAAGCAAGTAAACCTGATGTTGGAGGGGCGGTTAATGCAGTACCGAAACCACCAACACTATCTGAAATTCTTTCTCAGTACGTTTCCGTTCTCCCGCAGCTTATTCAGGCCGAGGGCCAGTACGGCCCCCAGATGGCACAGAATGAACTGAACCTTACGAAGCAATTCACCCCTCAGTTTAACGATCTGTTTCAAGCTGAAGAACAAAGGCTCTATCCGAACACAGCGAGCCTTCAAGAACTCTTTGCGGGTCAAGCAGCTCAAGGCTCACAGGAAGGGCTGTCTCCAGCGCTCCTGAGACAGTACTCTGATTTCTTCAATGCCAACCTTGGTAGCAACATCGGGAGTCCTATAGGCGCTGGTGCGATCAGTAAGAATCTGATCGAATTGCAGGAGGCACGGAAAGACCAGTTCCGAAACTTCGGGTTGTCCTTACTTGGGCGTCTACCAGCTTACAACCCGGCTCAAGTGCCGGGGGGACAAGTAACGGGTGGGTTCAATTTTGGTGGTGCTGTGGACACAGCTCTACAGGGTTACTCCCCGTTCGTTAGCGCAACTTCGGGCCTCCTAAACACTGGTCTCTCTGGTCAGTACCAGTTTCGGAGTGCTGCAAATGAGCAAAAGAGTAGCACTACCAGTTCCCTGGTCAAAGGTGCTGCTTCGGCAGCCGCCATGGCTGCGATGGCTATGTGTTGGGTTGCCTCTGAGATCTTTGGTGGGTGGCTTAAGCCGAAGACGGTTAGCGCTCGGTTCTACGTGAACTTCATCGCACCCAAATGGTTCAAGCAAGCATACATCAAACACGGTAAAAAAATCGCAGTCTTCATTAGCGACAAGTGGATACTAAAAGCCATACTTCGACCTTTGTTCGAAGTTTTTGCTTTGGTCGGTAAAGCGAGGAACTCAAATGGGTAATACGATGGAAAAGATAGCGGATGTGATAGGCGCCTTTGGCGCCGGATTTAACGGAGATATGCAGTATGTAGAGAGGCGACAGAACCAGAAAAGTAAGGATTCGCAGGCTCAGTTTGAGAACTTCTACAAACAGATCCAGATAGCTGCTGCGCTTAACCAGATGGGACAGAAAGACGCTGCGGAAAAAGCCTTTTCTATGGCTATGGGACAAGTAGCAACTCCACAGGTGCAAGCTCCAGCACCTCCGCAGATGGGTATGCAGCAGCAAGCACAGGCATCAATAGCACAGCCTGGGTTTATTCTCCCAACTCCGGGTCAGTTACAGGCACAGTATCCAGCACAAGCATCTGCTCAGCCGGGTGCGCTATCCTCTTCCCCTCAAGCTTATGCTATGCAGCAGATGCGGGCTAACGCAGACCCAATCGCCGCATCTATGAACCAGATGGGACCTATAAGTGGGTCTGTTACCCCGACTGGGAAGACTACTAACTATGGGCAGACTCCGGCAGCTCAGCTAGCGCAGAAGCAAGCTGAATCCAAGATTCAGACTGACAAAGAAGCAACGCAGCGAGCTGACAAGATCGGTGAAGCTGTCAAGATGCTGGTCTCTGTACAGTCTGATTTTAACAGGGCCTTCCCTTCACATGATAGGACTCCATTCGAGCAGCGAATCGCTGGTGCTTTGGAACAGTTCGGAGCGGATAAAGGGGCCAGAAACAACCCAGAAGCTAAGGCAATGAATGATCTCCTGAAGTCGTATGCGATCAACATTGTAAAGTTGATCGGGGAGTCTGGAAACCTTGCTACATCAGACA